ATGCTTATCAACGAGATAAGCGCATGATCTTGAATGATAATCGGAGCCGTCGATGCAGGGCATGAGCGAGCGCCAGTACGCCGCCCATGTCGGGCTGTCGCGCGGCGCAATCCAGAAGGCGAAGACCGCCGAACGGCTGGTTCTCTATCCCGATGGCAGCATCAACGCGGCCGCCAGCGACGCCAGGCGTGCCGAGACGACGGACCCGTCCAAGACCCGGAAGCCACCCGAACCGAAGCTGAAGCCCGTCCCCGAAGCTGCTGTGGCTGCCGTCGGCGACACGCTGCGCGAACAAGGGTTGGCGGTCCCGGCCATCGGCGGCGGCACGACGTTCCTGCAGGCCAAGACCGCCAACGAGGTACTGAAGGCGCAGGAACGGCGCATCCGGCTGCAGAAGCTGAAGGGGGAGTTGATCGAGCGGGCGCGAGCGCTGGCGCTGGTGTTCCGCCTGGCGCGAGAGGAACGGGACGCATGGGTGAACTGGCCTTCGCGTGCGGCGGCGCTGATGGCGGCGGAACTGGGCGTGGAACCCGCCGCGATGCAGAAGGTCCTGGAAAAACATGTCCGTGCCCACCTCGACGAGCTTGCCGAGGTCCGGCCCGGTCTCCGGTGATGATGATGGTCTGACCGATTTCGACGGCGCTGGCGAGATCCTGCGCGACTGGGGCAGCGGGCTGCGGCCCGACCCCGACCTGACTGTTTCGGATTGGGCGGACCGGCACCGGATGCTGTCGGGACGCGCCTCGGCCGAACCGGGGCGGTATCGCACCGCGCGCACGCCTTACATGTGTGAAATCATGGACCGGCTGTCGCCCGGCGATGTGATGCAGCGGATTGTGTTCATGAAGGCCGCGCAGGTCGGCGCGACCGAGGCGGGCAACAACTGGATCGGCTTCGCGATCCACCAGGCGCCGGGGCCGATGCTGGCGGTCCAGCCGACGGTGGAACTGGCCAAGCGCAATTCGCGCCAGCGGATCGACCCGCTGATCGAGGAAAGCCCCGAGCTGCGGGAGCGGGTCAAACCGGCCCGGTCGCGCGATGCGGGCAACACGATGCTGTCGAAGGAGTTCGCAGGCGGCATCCTGATCATGACCGGCGCGAACTCGGCGGTCGGGCTGCGCTCCACACCGGCGCGCTACATCTTCCTCGACGAGGTGGATGCCTATCCGGCCTCGGCCGACGAGGAAGGCGACCCGGTCACGCTGGCCGAGGCGCGGTCGCTGACCTTCGCCCATCGGCGCAAGGTACTGCTGGTCTCGACGCCCACCATCCGGGGGCTTTCGCGCATCGAGCGCGAGTATGAGGCGTCCGACCAGCGCCGGTTCTTCGTGCCGTGCCCGCATTGCGGCGCGATGCAGTGGCTGAAGTTCGACCGGCTGCGCTGGCAGAAGGGACGGCCGGAAACGGCGGAATACATCTGCGAGGGTTGTGATAAGCCCATCGGTGAACAGCACAAGACGGCGATGCTGGAGGGTGGCGAATGGCGGGCGACGACCGTTGCCGCCGATCCGACCACGGTCGGGTATCACCTCTCGGCGCTCTATTCGCCGATCGGCTGGCTGAGCTGGGAGCGGATCGTTCGGGCATGGGACGCGGCGCAGGGGTCGATTGATGCGATCAAGGCGTTTCGCAACACGATCCTCGGCGAGACCTGGGTCGAGACCGGGGAGGCTCCGGACTGGCAGCGGCTGCAAGGGCTGAAGGAGGACTGGACATCGGGCTCCGTCCCTGCGGGCGGGTTGTTCCTGACCGCCGGGGCGGATGTGCAGAAGGACCGCATCGAGGTCGATGTCTGGGCCTGGGGCAGGGGGCTTCAAAGCTGGCTCGTCGATCACGTTGTCATCGAAGGGGGGCCGGGCGATCCGGGATCCTGGCAGAGGCTCAGCAGTCTCCTCGGCCGGACCTGGCTTCATGCCTGCGGCACGCCGATGACCATCGCCCGGCTCGCGATCGACACCGGATACGAGACGGCGGCGGTCTATGCCTGGGCACGTCAAACGGGCTTTGGCCAGGTGGCTCCGGTCAAGGGGCTGGAGGGGTTCAACCGGTCAAGTCCGGTGACGGGTCCGACCTATGTCGATGCCACCGTTGCCGGCAAGCGTCTGCGTCGCGGTGCGCGGCTCTGGACGGTCGCGACCTCGACCTTCAAGGCGGAAACCTACCGCTTCCTGCGGCAGGATCGACCGACGAGGGAGGAGATCACGGCCGGTGCATTGGTTCTGGCGGGAACCGTACATCTGCCGGACTGGGTCGACAGCGAATGGCTGAAGCAGCTGACCGCCGAGCAGTTGGTGACGGTGAAGACCAGGCGCGGGTTCACGAAGCTCGAATGGCAGAAGCTGCGCGAGCGGAACGAGGCGCTGGACTGCCGGGTCTATGCCCGCGCCGCCGCCTGGATAGCGGGCGCGGACCGCTGGCCCGAGGCGCGGTGGCAGGACCTGGAGCGACAGCTGGTCGTGACGGGGGAAGGGAAGACGGGTGGCACGCCCCCGACACAGCCATCCCGGCCATCGGCACGGCGGCGGACGGCGCGGTCGAGCTACATGGGGTGAGGGCAGGATGTTATTGCTGCAGGATTTGGCGGCTGCGAGCGAATGCGTCGAGGGCGATCTTCCTCTTCGCAGCGAGCTTCCGTACGCGCGCCGCGACTTCGGCCTCCCCGAAGTCGACCGGGTCGAAGGGACCGCCATACCAGCGGACCATTTCCTTGTGCTGCGGATGGTGGCGGTTGGCGATGGCTTCGACGAAGTCCAGGAAACCGGGTGGGCCGCCGACATCCTCGGGCGGTGCGGTGCGTTCGCCCGCGACGAACAGCGGATAATCGGTACCGGGATCGGCTGCCCCGACATGTTCGACAAGGACGCGATGCTGCCAGTCGTCCCCGAAATCGTAGGTGTAGAGGAACTCGGTGATGCCGCGATCGATCAGCGTGCCGAGGCGCATGCCCTTGGCCTGATGGATCTTGCGGCCCCAGACCGCATCCTCGGGATCGGGCTCGCCATAGACGCGGTCGTCGATGCTGAACTGGTAAAGGTGGGTGTTCTCCCAGGGCATCACCGCCTGGATGACCTCGTGCAGGGCGCGGAGGTTGGTGGTCAGGCTGACCTCGAGCTCACGCCAGATGCAGGGCTCGAGATGCAGCAGTTCGATGCGAAGGCGGGCAATCCGGTCGGTCATGGCAGGCCTGGTCGGGATGGGTCACTGGCAGGATAGAGGCGAGCCGAGATGGCGACAATCACGGACCTCCGCACCCGCCGCGAGGCGTTGGCCGCACAGCGTGCCTCGGGCGTGGCCCGGGTCAGCTATGACGGCAAGACCGTGGATTATCGCTCCGTGGCGGAGATCGACCGGGCCATCGAGGTGCTGGATCGCGAGATCGCCTCGGCCGAGGGACGGCGGATTGTGCGGCAGGTGCGCGTCATGACCGACAAGGGGCTCTGAGCATGGGTCTGTTCGACAGGTTCCGCCGCGGGGCCGTTGCTGGCGGGGCGACCGGTGGCCCTGCGTCCTCCGGGCTTACGCGGCTCCCCCGGAGCCACGGTCCCTCCGGACTGCGCGCCCGGCTCGAAGGGTCCATGGCGAGGCGACGGCTCAAGGGCTGGAATCCGCCGCTCGAGAACATCAACGCGCTGGTGGCCTCGGGTGGACCGCGCCTTCTGGCCCGTGCCCGCGAACTGGTGGTGACCAACGGCTACGCGGCGAATGCTTGCGAGGCCTTTGCGGCGAACCTGGTCGGTGACGGGATCAAGCCCTCGTCGCTGATCGAGGATGCGGACCTGCGCGAACGAGTCCAGAAGCTCTGGCTGGCCTGGACGGACGAGGCCGATGCGGACGGGCTGACCGACTTCTACGGGCTGCAGGCCATGGTCGCGCGCGAGATGTTCGTCGCGGGCGAGTGCTTTGTCCGACTGCGCCCGCGTCGGCCCGAGGATGGTCTCATGGTGCCCATGCAGTTGCAGCTTCTCCAGTCCGAGATGCTGCCCTTCGAGAAGACCGAGACAGCCGCCAACGGCAACCGCATCCGCTGCGGGATCGAATTCGACGCAATCGGGCGGCGCGTGGCTTATCACTTCCGCCGCCGCCATCCGGGCGACAGCACGGACCAGCGGGTGGCGGTGCCGGATACAGTCCGCGTCCCGGCCGGGGACGTTCTGCATATCTACCGGCCCATAGATGCCGGCCAGATCCGGGGCCTTCCGCATGTGGCACCCGCCATGGTGCGGCTGTTCCTGCTCGACCAGTACGATGACGCGGAGCTTGACCGGAAGAAGACTGCGGCGATGTTCGCGGGCTTCATCACCAAGACCGCGCCCGAGGAGCCCATGATGGGCGAAGGCGCCGCCGATCCTGACGGCGCCGCGATCGCCAGCCTCGAGCCCGGCACGATGCAGGTCCTGCTGCCGGGAGAGGACGTGAAGTTCTCGAGCCCGGCCGATGTGGGCGGGGGTTACGAGGCCTTCCAGTACCGCACCTTGCTCGCCGTCTCGGCATCGCTGGGGCTGCCCTATCACCTCGTGACCGGCGATGTGCGGCAGGCGAACTACTCGAGCCTTCGGGCCGAACTGGTCGAATTCCGCCGCCGCATCGGCCAGTTGCAGCA